AGCAGGACAGCCTTCACCTGAAGCCCAACAAGCGCAACAAGCTGCGCAGCAAGCACAGATGGAGTTCCAACAGTCGCAGACTAACGCACTAAACGGACAAGGCGCTGAGTCTCAAGCACGAGCTGCTAAGATTGCAGCAGAAACTAAAGCGATTCCTGTTGAGCTAGAGATTGATCAGATCAAAGCAGTAACATCTAATCTTGCGGCAGGTGATGCAGATGACAAAGAGTTTGAACGCAGACTTAAAGTCGCTGACGCTGCGCTCAAAGAGAAGAGACTTAATCTTGATACAGCTAAGGCCATGCCGCAATGATTACCAAACGCGAACTAGAGGACGTAGTTACACAGGTAAACGCAGTCCTAGATTTAATGGACAAGCGGCTTCAGTCTTTAGAGAAGCAACACGAGATTCTTCTTCACGAAGTAAAGAGCTTCGTAAAAGAAAAGCCGAAGGCTAAGAAGAATGGATAAAGAAACAGAAAAATATTATGACGACCGTGCGGATATGTTTTTAACGCAGGGTTGGAAGGATTTTATAGAAGAGTTGAGTGCCAACGCTCTTCATATTAATTCCGTTGAGTATACGAAAGATGTCAATGATTTGTTCTTTCGCAAAGGCCAGTTAAGCGTACTGGCTGACATACTCAATCTAGAATCTGCAATGAACCATGTACAAGAGGATAGCAGTAATGTTGATAATCTTTGATTTCCAATGCGAGAAAGGCCATGTCCATGAGGCAATGGTTAATCGCGAGAAGGTAACCGAAGGTTATAGGCGTGACTGTCCTGAGTGCGGTGGTTCTAGTAGTAAGATGATCTCACCTGTTAAGTCGGTACTCGACCCCATCTCCGGTTCTTATCCGGGAGCTACTATGAAATGGGCTAAGGATAGACAGGCGAAGATTAAACACGAACGCAAGGTAGCCGAATCATAAGTCCTTCGGGGTAGCTTAGAGTTGGTCTTGTCTCCATAGGAGTTTAATAGTGGCACAAATTATTGACGAAGTAACGAGCGAGGTAGATGAAAATCCACAACAGGAAGCGGTCTCGGAAGAGGTAGCCGTAGATGACACCCCAGAGCATTATCGAGGGAAGACTCCTGCTGAGTTGATCAAGATGCACCAAGAGGCAGAGTCTCGCATCGGTCAGCAAGGACAGGAAGTAGGTCAGCTAAGAAAAGTTGTAGATGATTTCATTCTTAATCAAAGCAAAGTCAACGAACCGGAACAGGCTGAAGAGATAGATTTCTTTGCTGAACCCGATAAAGCTGTTGATAGCAAAATTGCAAACCATCCAACCATTAAACAGTTGGAGCAATTGGGCAATCAAATGAAACAGAGTCAGACGCTTTCGGCTTTACAGCAGAAGCACCCTGACATCAAAGAAGTTGCTATGGACGCTAACTTTCAGAAGTGGGTTGTTGGTAGCAAGATTCGTTCAGAGTTATACGATCGAGCAAACAACAAGTACGACTATGATGCAGCAGATGAATTGTTTTCTAGTTGGAAATCAACTCAAGACGTTGCGCAACAGGCTGTAAGTGTTGAGCGCAAAGAACGTAAACAGGCTTTGAACGCAGCTTCAACGGGTGGTGCTAATGGAAGTTCAGAAGCACCGAGCAGAAAGATTTATCGCAGAAGCGACATTATTGAACTAATGCGAACCAACCCGCAACGCTATCAAGCTATGTCCGATGAGATATATAAGGCGTATCAGGAAGGTCGCGTCAAAAGCTAACCTTTGAGAGATTATTATGACTGATTCAACTTATCCAAATATGGGTGGAGCGGTAACTAACACTACTGCTGCCACATTTATTCCAGAAATCTGGAGCGACGAGATTCGCGCTGCTTATGAGAAGAACCTCATCCTCGCGAACCTAGTAAAGAAAATGAGCATGACAGGGAAGAAGGGTGACATCATCCATATTCCTGCTCCTATTCGCGGCGATGCTCACGTTAAAGCATCAGCAACGGCTGTTACTATTCAGAACAACACAGAGGGCGAAGTGCAAGTCGCGCTAGACAAGCACTACGAATACTCACGCATCATTGAAGATATTACTGAAGTGCAAGCCTTGTCTTCGCTCCGTAACTTCTACACCTCTGATGCGGGTTATGCTCTGTCGCGTCAGGTTGATACAGACCTGATGGATCTGGGTAAGTCTTTCGGTACTGGTAACGGTACTGCGTGGACTAACACTGCTGCTGCATTCTTCTGTGATGCCTCAACTGGTCTTACTGCTTATGCTGATGACACTGTTACTACTGCTGACGTTTTCACTGATGCGTGTTTTCGTGATCTGATCCAGAAGCAGGACGATGCTGACGTACCTATGGATAGCCGTGCATTCGTTATCCCTCCTTCACTGCGTAACGCAATCATGGGTATTGATCGCTATGTATCTTCTGATTTTGTTGGCGGCGAGCCTGTGCAAAATGGCAAGATCGGTAACCTGTATGGTATTGATGTTTACATCTCTACTAACTGCCCTATCACTGAGACTGCTGCGCAGAACTCAGCAGGTGGACAGATTCGTGCAGCAATGCTCGTGCATACAGATACTATGATCTTGGCAGAGCAAGTTGGTGTTCGTTCACAGACTCAGTACAAGCAGGAGTTCCTCGGAACACTGTATACTGCTGATACTCTGTACGGTGTCAAGACTTACCGTCCTGACAGCGGCTTCATCATGGCTGTTAACGGCTAGTGGAGATGGGGGTAGGGAAACCTGCCCCCTTATCTTATGCGTAATAAAGATCCAAAATTAACCAAGCTCGGGGTAAGTGGGTATAATAAGCCCAAAAAGACCCCTAACCATCCCACCAAAAGCCATGTTGTATTGGCTAAGGTTGGCGATCAAATCAAGACTGTCCGCTTCGGGCAGCAGGGTGTGACGGGTGCAGGGAGTAATCCCAAGACTGCCAAAGACAAAGCGCGAAAGAAATCATACTACGCTAGGCATAACGCTCAAGACTCAAGCCCATCCAAACTATCAGCTCGCTATTGGTCACATAAGACCAAGTGGTAACTACAGGAATTTAACATGGCAACGATAGTAACCAAGAACAGCTCAACCGCTTCAGCCGTACCAACTACGAGTGACTTGGTTAAAGGCGAACTCGCGGTCAACGTAACTGACAAGCGTATATTCACAGAGAATGCGTCTGCCGCTATTGTAGAGCTAGGCACTAATCCCTCTACCATTACAACCACTACTGCGACTGTATCAGGCACTCTAACAGCCAACGGTACTTTTGCATCTAGCAATGCAGTTCTTACAGGCGGCACAGTCAACGGCGTGGTCATTGGTGCATCTACACCTTTAGCCATTACAGGCACAACAGTCACAGCTAACACAGGCTTTGTTGGCGGGCTGACGGGTAACGTCACAGGCAACCTTACAGGTAACGTCACAGGCAATGTCACGGGCGACCTAACAGGCACTGTTACAGGAAACCTAACAGCGTCATCAGGAACAACTACTCTTAACAATTTAATTGTTAATGGCACTACTGACTTTACAGACACAAAGCTAACCAATGTAGCTGCACCAACAGCAAACGCTGACGCTGCTACAAAGCTATACGTTGATACAGCAGTTGCTTCTACATTTTATCTTGGCGCAAAAGCAGCAGACCCTACACTAGACAATGATGGCAATGCTTTGGTTGAAGGCGCTACTTACTTCAACACAACTACCGATGCAATGCGCGTTTATGATGGCGCTGCTTGGGCTGACGTTTCCCCTACAGCTACAAGCGTTACATTATCGCAAGTCACAGACTTCCCATCACAGTCAGGTCAGTCAGGTAAATATCTGTCTACCAACGGCACTATACCGACTTGGGAGACTCTAACAACAGACCCGACACTTGGAACACTAACCAAGACATTCACAACTGGCGAGTCCTCTACCATAAATCTCACAAGCTCAGTGCTTGCGCCAGTGGTCAGTGTGACTAAAGAAGTCCCACAGTCAGGCATAACTAACAACAATTGGGATGTTAAC